TGTAGTTGATGTTGCCCGCAGCGACCTGCTGCTGCACGCCAGCCATGTTGCGCGCGGTCGAGGACGAACCCGCAGCCAGAACCTGAGCGGTACCGACGAAGGCGTTCTCAAGGTCGCGCTTGAGGGCCGCCGCGGTCTTGCTCATCTGGTACGCAAGCTCCTTCGCGCGGCCATAGGCCAGAGACGCCTGCGCGGTCTCGGAGACCTTCACGGCTTCCACGAAGATTTGCGTCTGGTTGTTGCGCATGACCGTAGGGGTCACGGTGATGTCGGACGGGTCAGCACCTTCAACAGCCGCAGCCGCCGTGCCGTTCACAGAGCGCAGCGAGTCTTCCTGCCACTGGAACAGCGGCTGATGGATTTTCTCGTTGCCGATAGCGGACAGGAACGGGGTCTTGCGCGGGCTGATGTTGGTGATGATGTCGGAGATGTTCTCCTTCAGGCCGACTTCCTGAAAGGTCTGATAGGTAGCCATAGTAAGTAAGTGTCTTTCTGAAAATAGATAGGTAGTGCGAGATTAGTTGTTGTCGCCGCCAAACAGCGTCATGAAGGCGTCTTGGGCTGCATCCATGGAGCCGCCGGACTTCTTGAGCTTAGCTACAGCCTGTGCTCGGCCGACAGCTCGGTTGGTGTCCTGGCTAGGCGGTGTCGAGATGGTCGAGGACTTCACAATCTTCTTTGGAGCCTTGTTGACCTTCTGCGTCACGACCTTCTGCGTCCCCTTGTGGAACTGCATGGCCATGTGGATCAGCTTGAATGCGGACGGGTCAGTGAGACCGTCCACCATCTGCTGATTAGCTCCCATCGAGACAGCGAAGGTTCGCATGTCGTTGTAGAGCTTCTGGTCCCAACCTTTGATGTAGGTGGGCGACGTTTCGTCAGTGAGCGCTTTGATGCAAGCCTGCGCAGCTTCCGCGCGTGCGGTCGTCTGCTGGGCCTGAATCTCTTGCATGAAGCCGTCCAGCTGGGCCGTGAGGAACGTTTCGTTCTCAAACGCTGCCCGAGCTGCTTCTTGCAGGGCGCCAACGTCCTCAGCGGAAACGGCGGGGTCCTTCATCAAGGCTGCCCAATTCACGTTCCGGTAGGGGTTAGCTGCTTCCTGCGCACGCTTCACCATGACGTCGAGCGCAGCGAGGCTCTTGGCCTGCGCCTGCTCAGCGGCTTTGGAGCGCTCAGCGACTTCTTGGGATTTCTTCGTCAGGCTGGCCTCTTGGCCAAACAAACGCTTGAGGTCTTTTACGGCAACCTCGTGCTCTTCCTCACCTACTTTAACCTTGACGTATGTTCCCTCATCGTCAGCGTACTTCTTCTCAGTCGCTTCGGTCTCTTCGGCTTCGCCTTCGGTCTCTTCAGTGTCTTCGGATGGCGTTTCCGCGTCCGTCGTTTCACCGTCGTTCTCGTCAGCTTCGGTATTCGCTTCCGTGTCCTCAGCCTTACCGGCTTCGGTCTCGCCCTCTTTGCGCTCGTCTTCGGATGGCGTTTCCGCGTCCATGAGCTTCAGAAAGGCATTAACTCCGTCGTCTTCAAAATCTTCAGTAACGTCCATAAGGATAGTTAGCTCTGTCAGTCAGTAGGTTGGTTTTCGAGAGCCTGCTGTTTAGCTAGGGTCTCTGCGGCCTCAGCGAATTTGCTCATGAGGCTCGTGAACTCGGTAAAGCCCGAGTAGGCTGCGTGAATGCCCTCACGTTTCTTTGCTTCGTGGGGCAGGGTGGCGAGCATGTCGGCAGCCATTTGCTGGCCGAATAGCTGCATTAGCGCTTGGAAGCGCTCGTCCCCGAGGAGTCCTTTGCAGAACTCCCCGAGGGTCATAATGGTGTCGTCGTTCAAGCGGTGTCGGCCTTGTTGTGGAGATAGCCCAACATCTTCTTGATGATGGAGCCTTGGTCTCCGGCAGCTGCGGCGCCCGAGGGATCAATGAGCATCCCGGTTGCGGGATCACGCATCATCGCAGCGTTGCGCTGGAAGAAGCTCATTTCCGGCTGCGACTGTGGTGCCTGCGTGGTGTTGCGGGCTACAGGCATAGGCACCGTCATGTTGCCCCTGTTGGGGTCGGGTGGAGCGTATGCCATTGCCTGCTGAGGCTGTGACGGAGGCTGCATCCCGCCGAAGCGGTTAGCTACCTGCGCGGCCGGTGTCGGCTGCATACCTGGCTGGCTTTGGCTAGCCATCGGCGTCGGGTTGAACATGCCCGGGCCGCCGAACGGCATAGGCGCCACCATGCCGGAGCCGGATGAACCGGCCCCACGCAGAGTAGCGGCGGCCCTTTCCAGAGCCGCCTGTAGTTCACTTAGTCGGTTTTCTTGCATTGATTACCCTGTCCTCTTCAGCGTTGTGGTGCTGAAGGGCGGTCTGCGCCTTCTGCAACTGCAACTCGGCTTGGTCGTGCAGGATACGATGGGTCGTATCTGCGTCCTGCCGGTTGTTGTCGCGGTCGTGGTCGAGCGCCTTCATCACAAGGTCACCCTGCTTCAGCTCGTGCTTCTGCTGACCTTCGATAACGAGACGCTGCTCCTTCGCCTGCGCGCTCTGCGCAGTGATGACAGCCGCCTGTGCGGTGGTCGCCTTGGCCTTAGCTTCCTCAACCTTGACAGGGTCGGGCTGCTGTTGGACCGGAGGGGCGTTCGGATCGAGATACGCGGGCCAGCGCGTGAAGCTCTTCAGCTTCGCGATGTCCGAGAGCAGCTGATAACGCTGCTGCGGTCCGAACATGTTGCCAAGCGCCGGGTCCTTAGCCAGCATCTGGTAGCCCTGACCAAGCTCCGCTGCCGCCATGTCCTTCTCGCCGTAGCCGAGGTGTTGGCTAACGGTGCAAGTCTTGCGGTCGGTCCAGAGGTGGACGTCGCACTTAAGCGGAGCACCGGCAACCTCGATAAACTCAGGCTGCTTGACGTGCAGGATGGCCAGCCGGATGACTTCGATCATCAGGGGCACAAGGAAGTTGTTGGCGAAGTTGCGAGCCATAATCTTAGCCCGCTGCCCGCTGGCCTTCATCATGTTGTCCACGAGACCCTGAGAGTTCTGGGTGCTGATGGCGTCCTTGCTGAGACCCTGAGACAGCGCCGAGATGCCCGTGGACTTCTCGTTAGCTGCGTCCAGAAGCGTGAGCGTCTGATAGATGTACGGATTGAGGTTCGCTTGCGGGAGGGCCGCAACGCTGTCAGGACGCCGAACGTTCACGATGCCGCCGAGGCGGTTATCAAGAAGCTCGCGAGGGTTCATCAAGCCACCATTGACGACCGCATAGCGCGGGTTCGTGGTGATGGCAGTGTGATCCAGCACGCCGCGCATGAGCACGGTCTTTGCGTTCTGCACGGGCACTACGCGAGCAGCGAAGTTGTCACCGTAGAAGACGCCGGGAACGGGGAGCGGAACGTAAGCGATGAAGGGGGCCTTATCGACCTCCTGCGGCTTATCGAGCAGCTTGTTTCCAGCGTGGCAAACCTTGTAGAGACGGACGCCCTTGTCCTCGTAAATCTTCATGCGGACGTAGCTCTCGTAGTACACGAGGTAGTCCATCTCAGACTGAATGGCGCTGTCGTAAGTCTCGGCCGCCTTGGTGGGGCCGGTCCTAGCTAAGACTTCCGGGGAGAACAGAAGCTCCTTGGCGTCGTCCGTCGGGAGCGACATGACAAGCTTCTTGTCGTAGCCCATGTCGATCAGGTCCGCTCGCGTCTTAGGCGTGCGGTGGGCGCAATAGCTGGCGTCAAGGACGCACCGGGCCAGAGGTTCAATCAGGAACTCTTCCGGCATCAGCACATCGATATCAACCTTGCTGCAATCCTTCTTGCGGAGCAAAGTGCCGCTGTAGGTCCCCGTTGGGTCCTGCGTAGCGTCGAACTCGTCAACATCCTCCTGCGCGGCGATGCCGTAAGCCGTAGCTTCGTCAATAGGGCCGAACTTCTCTTCAGTAGTCTCGAACTTCTCTTCCCAATAGACCTTAGCTACGCCTGCGCGTGCCGTGAGTCCGTTGTAGATAACGTCGGAGAAAAGCTGGTAGCCGTTGTTCTTGCGGAAGATGGCGTAAGAGGCGTACTCGGTAGCAACCAAGCAGTCCGCGACGTTCATCTGATTGTCGGGGTCGAACTTGGCGATATGGTCGCCGGTAGCGAACACCTCAAGCAACTGCGCCTGCTGCATTTTAACGCTGTCGTAGACGTCTTGCGAAGTGAAGCTGGAGGAACCCTCAGAGTTACGCTTGGGCCATTCGCCATTCAGATACTTGGCAACGCGCTCTAGCTCGGTGCTTCGCTTCTGCTGCGCCCAGCCAACGGCATCTTGTGATTTGCTTAGGACGCGAGACAGAATCTCGTCGTCCGTCAGTTGGCCTTTAGCCATACGTCCTCAAAACTAATTAAATAGCGTGTGTGTAAAAATCGTCGGTGACGTTGATGGCTTCCCACTTGCCATCGCTGGCATAAGCGGCGAGCGCTAGGCTCATCACGCAGTCATCGTGCGCGCCGCCTTCGGCTTCCATCTTGCCGCTCTCGGTGACCACAAAGGTCAACATCTCTTCGAGCGTCTGCTTGTCGTTGATTTCGATTTCCTTGTTGCGGTCGAATGCGCGCAACTTGTCGATCATCAGCGGCTTGGTCTTCTCGCTCGTGAACACGCCGATATTCAGCGTTTCCTTGTCGGGCTCAATGGTGCCCTCCGTCACGTCGAGATAGAGATTGGGGTACTGCTGGTCCCGTAGTTCAACACAGGTGACTAGGCCGTGGTTGTTCCGCTCCGGCACCAAAAGCGCTTCGTTGTAGTGGTAGCCGAGCGCTATCAGGATATCCGCGAATACGTCAGGGTGAACGGTCCCGCGCCACACCGCGACTTGCCGTAGCTGGCTATCGAGTACCTGGGCGACAGAAGGGTCTGATGGGCGCCCTTTGACGCCTGATCTAAGTCCCATGCCGACGTCGGCGCCGATGGTGTACGTTTCTTTCTCGTCGCGCTCCCGGTAAATCTTCAGCTCACCGCGAGGGTGCTCGCGCAGCTTACGCAGCGGTAGTCGCTTTCCGGTGTCGTGGTCGTAGACCTCCTCAACAGCCATCGTCTTGATGGGCGCCTTGGGGGTCTTCAGCCGCTCAACGATATAGTCGGGGTTGAAGATGGGGCGGCCGGTCGAGATGAAAGCCTCTTCCGGCGTCAGCGGGTATTCCTGCTTGAACATGTCGGCGCCGTTGAGCGCAATCTTGCGCCTGCGCCACCACAGCTGCTCGTTATCGACGTCGATGTCATAGAGAAGCTTAGCTGTAGCTACGACGGCATCCTCTTCAGGGACGCGCACGAAGTTTGTGGGTACGCTGTCGTCTCGGTAATCGTCGCTCTCTACCCAAGCACTGAAGAACAGCTCGTAGCCGCTCTCGCCACTCTTGGCGACTTTGTACTGCTCGTAGAAAACGCCGGTCATGCCGTTAGCTGTGCTCTCAAGGAACGCAGCGGTACCCGGCTTGTCGGGCACGGCCTGAATGAGACCGTTGAAGTTGGTTTGTGCGAATGTGTCGGGCCAGAATGCCACCTCAGACAGATGCACGACGTTGAGCATTTCGCCGCGAGCAACGCCTTTGCCGCCCGCCGTAGCCACGCGCAATGCGCTGTCTAACTCAGAGAACACCAACTCGGTACGCGAGGAGTACTTGGTGGACGGTTGGACAACCTTCGGGACGTTCTGATGAATACGGTGGTACATGTCGAAGAGCGTCGTGGT